GCGCGATGTCCTGCATGTTCGGTTTCCCGACCGGCGCAACCTGCTCTGGGGCATCTCCCCGCTGCAATCGGCGCTGCTCGAAGTCGAGGTCTCCACGGCAATGGTGTCGCAAGCCCTCGCCTATGCACGCAACCAGGGACGACCGAGCGGCGTCATCCAAACCGACAAGGGCTATCACAACCAACCGGACGGCATCCGCCAGTTGCGCGCGCAGTGGAACGAGCAGACCCAAGGCCCGAACGTCGGCGGCACGCCGATCCTGACTGACGGGATGAAGTGGGTTCCGACCGTCGTCAACAGCCGCGACGCGCAGCTCGCCGAGATGCTCAAGATCTCCGACCAGCGCATCGCCACCGCGTACCGGGTGCCGCTACCGCTGCTCAGCTTCGATGCCGGGCAAGCGCCGCAGGCCGCGACCGAAAGCCTGATGGCGAACTGGGTGGCGACCGGGCTCGGCTTTGCCGCCAACCATATCGAAACGGCGTTCGGTCGGCTCTTCGCCCTGGCGGGCCAGCCCGACGAATATCTGGAGCTCGACCTCGAAGCGCTGCTTCGCGCCAATTTCAAGGACAGGATCGCGGCTTTGGCGCAGGGCGTCCAGGGCGGCATCTTCAGCCCGAACGAAGCGCGCGCCAGGGAAGAGCTGACCGCGGTGCCCTTTGGCGACGAGCCGAGGGTCCAGCAACAGGTCGTGCCGCTCAGCGCGTGGGATAAGGCGCCACCGGCGACACCGGCGCCCAACGCGCCACCGGCGCCGCCGCCGGCATCGGGGAGCAGTGGCAATGGAGCAGACCCTGCCGCAAAAGCCAGAGCTGTTGCCGCCTTCCGCGCAGCGAATGTCCGACACCTCGCCGCTTGACGCTGCCATTGACGCCTTTGGCGAAGAGCTCGGCGCGATGGCAGCCCGCATCGAGCGGGAGCTGCGGCTATCACTGTCGGTTGCGCTGGCAGAGATGCGCGCCAGCCGGGCCGAGACCGAGCTCGCGATCACGGCGAGGATCGGGGAACTGCGGGATGGGCCAGCCGGCCCGCCTGGTGAGCGGGGAGCGCAGGGGGCGCCCGGCGAGGCGATCACAGGCCCGCCGGGCGATCAGGGGCTTCCTGGGCCTCCAGGCGAGCCTGGGGAGCGTGGGGAAGCTGGGGAACGTGGCGATCGAGGCGGGCCTGGGGAGCCGGGACCGCCCGGCGATCGGGGCGAGCCGGGACCGCCCGGCAAGCTGCCGCCGGTCAGGCTCTGGCAGGGCGGCGTGTCTTACGAGGGCGATGTCGTCGTTCGTGCCGGCGAGACCTTCCAGGCGCGATGCGATACCGCGCAAGAACCGCCGGGCGAGGATTGGACCCTCATCGCCGCCCGTGGCGAGACGCCCTATGTCGGCGAGGTCTGCGGGCTCTATGAGCCGGGCCGCGCGTATCGCAAGTTCGACCTCGTGACCTTCCACGGCTCGGAGTGGCGGGCGAAGCGGGACAGTCCAGGGACGTTGCCCGGCGACGGGTGGCAGCTATCGGGACAGACGGGCAGTCGCGGCAAGCCCGGCGAGCGCGGCGAACGCGGGCTGCCAGGGCAGCAGGCGCCGGTGATCACCGAATGGGCGGTGCGGGGCTACCAAGCCTTGCCCGTGATGAGTGATGGCAGCATCGGCCCGCCGCTCGATCTGCGCGAGGTGTTCGAGACCTACCACGCCGAGCAACGCTGATGAGCTACCTGGGCTATTACTATCCGAGCTCGACCTTCCCGGCCTCGCCGGTCAACCCGCGCTATCGGCTCACCAGGGTCGTCACGCCGGCGCCATCGCTCGGGCTGGTGACGCTCGAAGAGCTCAAGGCGGTGCTGGACATCGCCGACACCGACACGTCGCAGGACACGATGTTGCAGCTCCAGATCGACTCGGTTTCGGCGGCGATCGACAACTATTGCAGCCGCACCTTCGTCCGCCAGACCTACCGCGACCAGATCCGCCACGCGCGCAACTGGCTGCGCATGGGGGCGCCGCTCCAGACCCGGCAATTGCCGATCGCAACGGAGGTGGACGGGACGCCAGTATTGACCATCACCGAGGACGGCGCCGCCCTCGATCCGGTGTTCTTCGAGGTCGAGCTCGGGACCGGCGAGCTCTATCGTCTCGACAGCATGGGCAATATGGGCTTCTGGTGCAGCTCGCAGATCGTGGTCGACTACGACGCCGGGTTCGACACCGTCCCGGCGGATGTAAAGGTCGCCGCGCTCGATTGGCTCAATGCCCGCTGGATGCAGCGCGGGCGCGATCCGGCGGTGCGCTCCGAGGCGGTATTCGACGTGCTGACGGTGACCTACGCCGACGATCCCGGCAGCTTCACCGAGACCGGCCTCGGCCCGCCCGAAGCGGTCTGCGGCCTGCTCGCGCCTTATCGGATCTGGTCGGCGTGAACCTCGACCTTGCCAAATCGATCTATCGGCGCTCGCTCACCAATCAGGTCACGATCCGCCGGTTCACCGGGCCAGCCGGCCCGAACCGTGCGACGACCGATGTCACCTGCCGCGCCTGGATCAAGCGCGCCCGAGCCGCCGGCGGGGCAACGACCCTGGTCAGCGACGTGATGCAGTACGAGCTGACCGCCGTCGTGCTGGTCGAGGATCTCGTCGCTGGCGGCTTCCCGCTGCCGATCACCACGGCTGACAAGCTGGTGTTCGACGGGAAGGAGATGGCGATTAGCTTCCCCGACAAGGCGACCCGCAGCGTCGGAACCGAGCTTCTCGCCTACAATCTAACGGTGAAGGGCTAGGTGGCGAGCCCGGCTGCCGCCCTGAAGGTGATCCGCCAGACGGTCAACATCGATTGGCCGGCGATGTCGCAAAAGGAAGCCCAGGCGTTCCTCGTCAAGACCGCCAAAGCCGGGCACGCGAAGATCATGGCCGAGCAGTCGGCCCGTTCGGGCGTCGTGCCGGGCTGGACCGCGTTCGGTGACAACCCAGGCACGCCGATCGAGCAGGCGAAGCAGAAGATCGTCTACCACTACACCTACCTGCGCGAGATCATCCTCGTGCTGATCAAAGCCCTCGAAGATGCTTCGCCCGTCGCCTCGGGTGCCTACCGCCGGGCCCACACGCTCTACATCAACGGGCACCCGGCGCCGGCCTCGACGCCGATCCTGCCCGGCCAGGAAGTGATGATCGCCAACCCGCTGCCCTATGCCCGGCGGCTGGAGATCGGCAAGACCGAGTCGGGGCGCGACTTCCTCGTGTCGGTGCCGAACCGGATTTACGAGCGGATCGCCGCCGCCGCGATCGCGCGCTACCGCAACGCCGTGAAGATCACCTTCGGCTATGTGACGCCCTCCGACGCGCACGTCGTCCAGGGGAAGCTCGGCAGCCACTACGGGCGAGCCGGTCAGCGGCGCCGGCGGCGCCAACAGGTCGGCAGCGAGGTCCGATCACCAGCGATCTTTATCGGGGCGCTATGACGACGACGAAGGAAGCCTACGCGGTCCTGCGCACGAGGCTCGAAGGCTCGAACTCCTTGCCGCCGCTGCGCTGGCAGGCCGAGGACGAGGACAGCACCGGCGCGGTCGCCCTGCCCGACACGCCGGCGCCGTTCCTCTACACCGAGTTTCTCACCGAGCCCGGCGAGCTGGTGTCCTTCGGCGGCGGGCCGGGCGCCAACCGCTACCGCATCCCGGCGCGGCTCGAAGTCTTCGTGTTCATTCCCAAGGGCTGGGGGCTGGCGCCCGCGCTCGATCACGCCGAGACGGCGGCGGCGCTGTTCCGGTCCTACCGCGACTCGAGCGTCTCGTGCTTCGCCGCCTCGGTGCATCCCGGCGGCGACGGCGCTGCGCTCCGACCGCCCGGCCTGCCCTCCGAGGTCAGCAACTACTTCTGGTCGGTCGCCGAGGTTGTTTTGTTTTTCGACCAGATCGGTTGACCGAGTAAACCCGAACCCTCGCGTGAAGCCCGCGCGAGGTTGATTCAAACGCCCTTGGGCAAGGCGCCCCTCCCCTATGGAGTGTGCCCCATGTCGCTCGCCGAAGGCGTATCAGCCCAAGTCCGCTACAAGCCCTATGCCACGGGCGTTATCCAATCCAACACGCAGCCGCTGTTGGCAACCGACCCAGGTGCCACCGGCGCGCAGTCGCTGCGCCGCGTCGCCTCGACGCTGAAGCTGGCGAAGGACAGCTATTCGGCGACCGAGGTCCGCACCGATCGGCAGACCGTCGACTTCCGGCACGGGACGCGGCGCGTCACCGGCTCGATCACCGGCGAGTTCAGTCCCGGCACCTATTGGCCGCTGTTCGAGGCCGGGACACGCGGCACGGCAACGCCGGCGCTGTCGCTGACCGAGTCTGAGCTGACCAGCATCAGCGCCGACGCCACAACCTCGAAGTTCATCTTCGGCACCGATCCGATTGCCGCCGGGCTGGGAGTCGGAAGCGTCTTTCGCCTGGGCGGGCTCACCGGCGGCGGCGTCCCGAACAACGGCGTGAACTTCATCGCCGTGAGGTTCGGCGGCGCCGGCAATACCGACGTGACCGTGTTCCCCGAGCCGGTCACGATGTCGACCGCCGAAACGGTCTTCACGCTCACAACCGTAGGCTCGCATCTGATCATCCCGTCGAGCGGGTTCGTTCCCCGCAAGTTCGCGTTCGAGACGTTCCACGAGGACATCGGTGTCAGCAGGCTATTCACCGAGGTCCGCGTCGGCGGGTTCAAGCTGTCCCTGCCCGCCTCGGGGATGGCGACGGTCGAGTTCCCGATGATGGGCCGCGACATGGAGACCTTCGACGCCACGACGCCGACGCCGGCCCCGTTTTTCACGACGCCATTACCGGAGACGACGACCGGGATTCTGGCGGCGGTGAATGGCATGTTGAGGGTGAACGGTGCTGTCCTCGGCGTGGTGACCGGCCTCGACATCACGCTGGAGCTGTCGCCGAGCTCCGACGCCGTGGTCGGTCAGAATTTCGTTCCCGAGGTCTTCCTCGGCACCGCTGCGGTGACGGGCCAAGTGACGGCCATGCTCGAAAACCTCGACCTCGTGCGCAACTTCCTCGACGAGGACGAGGTCGACATCCTGGCGTATCTCACGACGACCAACGACGCCAACGCCGACGCCATCTCGATCTACCTGCCGAGGGTCAAGTTCAGCGACGCCGATGTTGCCGTGACCGGCATCGGCAGCCAGACGCTGACCATGCCGTTCACGGCCTTGAAGTACGTCGGCAACGCGCCCGGCGTGCCGCAGACGACTATCGTGATGACCGACAGCGCGGCGGTCTAAGCCCGCCTCAACCAATCCTGCCGCCACAGGGTCACTGTCCGCGCGAGCGGATGGTAGCTGCTACCGGGGGCGCGCTGCTGGCGGGTAGCGCGCCCCTACTCGTACCCGCCAGAAGGAACCGCCATGTCCGATATTGATGCTGCCCTGAACGCTCTATCGATCGAGGTCGACAAGCCGCGCCGGATGCCCCTGCTTCACTTCGAGACGGGGCTGCCTTTGGTCGATGCGAACGGCAACCCGGCGTGGGTTGATGTCTATTCCAACGACTCGGAGATCGTCCGCCGCCACGATCGGGAAGTGCTGCGCCGGATCTTCAAGGCGCAGCGGCAGCGCACGGTGACGATGACGCCCGAGGAAAACGAGGCGAACACCGTCGACGTGCTGGTCAAGCTGACCGCTGGTTGGCACCTGCTGACGCCGAGCGGCCAGCCGATCGAGTTCCCGTTCACGCCGGAAAATGCGCGGCGGCTCTACAGCTCCCCATCGACCAATTGGATTCGCCAACAGGTCGACGAGTTCTCGAAAGAGCGCGGAAATTTTACGCAAGCCTCGTCGCCGAGCTCATCGAGTGGGCCGAGGCCGAGTTCCGCGCGAGCCGAAAAGCACTAGACGGCTCGACCGAGCGCGAGCACGAGGAGTCAGGCACCCGCCAGTGGGCCAAGATGCCGGCTGCGCTGCGCCCGGCTGCGCTGCGGAGCCAGCCGGTTCGCCTCCTCGAAGCGGTCGACAACGGTCCCGAGTTTCCCGAGCTGCTCGGCTATCTCTGGGGCTGGTTTCAAGAGATCTCGTGGGGGCTCGCGCCCAACGGTTTCGCCCCGCCGGTGATCACCTGGGAGACGCTGCGGGCGTGGCAAGAGATCACCCGCGTCGGCGAGCTCGAACCGTGGGAAGCCCGAACCCTGGTGCAGCTCGGGATGCTGCGAGCCAGCATCCAGGCCGAGAAATCCGAAGCCTCGAAGGCGCCGTCATCGAGCATAGGCAACGGGCGATCCGCCTCGACGATGGCGCGACCTTCCTTTTCCCGACCACGCCGACACTGATGATGATTTGTGAAGGGTTGATCGGTGGCTGATGTCGTAACCACGGCAATCTACAAGCTCAGCGTTCAAGGCACGCCGGACATCCAAAAGGCCGACGCTGCCATAGCTGCGCTATCGAGCACCCAGGACAAGGCGACGGCGTCGGCGGCGCAGTTGGCGGCGGCGACCGTCACGGTGACCAAGACCGAAGAGAACGTCACCACCGTTAAGCGCACCAGCACCAGCCAGCTCGATCGCTGGATCGCCTCGATGGATAGGGCGACCAAGGCGACGCAGGTTTATCAGGCGAGCCTGAACCGGATCGCCCAGTTCCAGGCCGAGGGCACCGGCGACGCGGCGAAGCTGGCAACCGCCACGCAACTCGTCACCGATCGCTACAACGCCCAGATCGCCAGCATCCAGAAGCTGTCGAACGCCGCGAACGAGAACGCGAAGATCGCGCAGGTTCACTCGAACGCCATCAAGGGCGTGGGCGAGGCGGCGAAAATCGGCTTCGTCAACATGGAGATCCTGCGCTCGGGCGTGATCAACACCGCGCAGTCGCTGGCGGCGGGCGTTGGCGCCGCGAAGACCTTCGAGACGCAACTCTTTCAGATAGCGCCCGCCCTTCCGGCGCTGGCGCGTAGCCTCGGCGGCGTCGGGCTCGCTGCGGGTGCCGCTGCCGCAGGCGTGGCGATTGTGATCGCCGCGGTCGTTGCGCTCGCCGCCAGGGCGATTGAGTCGGAAAATCGCGTCCGATCTTTCAACACGACCTTGGCCGGGATGGGCCAGACCTCGCTGGCGACCGGCACGCAGCTCGAAGCGTCGGCAAGGTCAGCCCAGCAATACGGGGTCGCCATTGACGAAGCCGCAAAGGCGATCAAGGCGATCTCGAACGCCGGACTCAACCCGGCGTTCGCCGACCAGATCATCAGGGTCGGCGCCAACCTCGGCGCCATCACCGGGGCAGGAACCGTTGCCGGCATCACCCAGGTTACCGAGGCGTTCAAGGGGCTGGAGACGGCGATCAAGCTCGCGATGGATTTCCACGACTTGACAGCAGCGGAAGCTGCGAACTTCGAGCAGATGGGGCGCAACGGGCAGGGCGCCAAGGCGCTGAGCCAGTTGCTCGGCCTGCTCGATCAGCGGACAGCCGGGCTTTACAAGGGCTCGATCAGCGAGTTCACCAAGGCGGTCAACAATCTCAGCATCGCGTGGACAAATTTACTCGACACGCTGAACAAGCCGCTCGGGCATTTCGCGGCGGCGATGATGCAGGGGTTGGCGAACGCAGCCAATGCAGCCGCCCGCTTGTTCGGCAGCACGACGGCGGGCGGTACGGCGCCGGGCGCGGGCGGGACCGGCAATCAGGCCGGGCAGGTGATCCCGATCGCGCCTGCGGCGGGAGTGGCGGGCGGCGTGTCGATGGCGCCGGGCGTGCAGACAGCGCCGGGCGTCGAGCAGCTCAAGCAGATACTTGGAGCAGCGTCCGTTATCCTCCCTGCCGGGCAGAGTTTCCAAATTTTCTCAGGTGTCGGCAGTCGCTCCGGTTCGAGCCTGCATCCCGGCGGCAACGCGGCAGATTATCGCGTCGTCGACGCTCAGGGTAACGTCGTTGACACGGGCGTCGTCGGTCGACCGAGCATGGGTGGCGGGCTTCCGACACCGGACATGGAGCGGGCGGTCTTGCGCGCCGCGATGGCGCTGAACACGCCGGTCTCGATCGGTTCGCTGTTCGGCAATCCCGATCCCGGTCATATCGGCATCGGGCAGAACGCGGAGGTCGCCAACAATCAGGCAAAGCAGGCCGCGTTCCTCGCCGCTGGCGGTGCTGCGGGCGGGGACGTAAAGCCAGACGATATCCAGAAGAGCGCGAAGGCTTTAGACGACCTCACCCGAGCCCGCCAGAACGACCTAGAGGTATCCAAGGCGCAAGGCGTCCAGGCGGACATCTTGCGGGCGGGGCAGCAAGCCTACGACGACGCCCTCACGAAAGGGCTTACCCCAGAGGACGCAAACAAAAACCGGGCCGACGCGATGGCGAAGGCTGCCGCCGAGGGCGCCGCGCAGTGGGATAAGGTCACCACGGCAACCGACCGCGCGACGCTGGCGACCCGAGACATCACCGAAGCCTATGCGAAGGGCGGGCTGGCGGTCGTCGAGGCGACGGCGGCGACGCAGGCTCTCGAAGAGATCACCACGCATTACGGGACCGCTGTCGGTCACACCGCCGAGATTGAGGAGCGCCGTCAGCAGTTGCTGACCCAGATGGCGCAAGCCGAGAAGCTGCAAAACGCGCAGGACATGCAGTCGCAGAAGGACACGCAGGCCGCGCTGCAAATGGAGATCTCGCTCCAGGGTCAGTCGAGCGATGTGATCACCGAGCAACTGACCCTGCTGAAAGCGAAGCAAGAGCTCGACGAGAAATTCCCGCTGCTCAGCGAGAAGGAAAAGGACGCCCGACTCGCCTCGGTCAAGGCGACCGCCGACCTCAACGCGCAACTGCAAGAAGCGCAGCGCAACCAGCAGCGCATCAACGACACGCTCACCTCGATCGGCCAGACGATCGATAGCGCGGTCACCCAGAACATCGAGGCCGCGCTCTCGGGCCAGAAGATCACCGCGTGGCACGATGTCTTCAAAAATGTGCTGGTGCAGATCGAGGGTCAGCTCCTCAGTCTGTCGGTCATCAAGCCGGCGATCGGCAGCGTGCTCGGGTTCCTCGGCTTTGGCGGCGCGGCGCAGAGCTTCGGGTCGCTGTTCTCGGGCGCCGGCATCCTCAACCCGAGCGGCGGCGGGATCTTCAGCGGCAGCACCGGCACCGCCGGCGTCACGGGCGGCGCGCAGATCGTCGACAGTAGCGGCAATGTGCTCGGTACGATCAGCAACGCCGGGTCGCTGCTGAGCTCCGGGTCGAACCTGTTCGGCGGCGGCGGCGGGCTCTTCGGCAGCAGCGGCGGCATCGGCGGCTTCATCAACAACAACATCGGCACCTCGCTTGGTTTCGCGCCTACTGGTTTGCTTCCTGGCAGCGGTGCCGGCGCGGGCATCTTTACGAATGCTGCAACCGGCGCCACGTCCGATATTGCGGGCAGTGGTGTCGCCGGCGGCTTGTTCGGCGGCACGACCTTGACCAGCGCGCTCGGCGGCGTCGCCGCAGGCGCAACCGCCGGCTCGCTGCTGAACTCGCTGCTCGGCCCATCGATCGGCGGCGGCAAGACCCTCGGCGGCACGATAGGCTCGACCGGCGGGGCGCTGGCCGGCGCGATCATCGGCTCGATCATCCCCGGTATCGGCACCTTGATCGGCGGGCTGGTCGGCGGGTCGGCGGGCGGCTTGCTCGGCGGGCTGTTCGGTGCCGGCAAGCCGAACCTCGCCAGCTCGGGCTCGGTCAATCTGGCGACCGGACAGCTCGGCGCCTTCACCTCGGGCGGCGTCGCCGCCAACGACCAGACCAGCCAAGCGATCCTTCAGCCGATCGGCTCAGCGCTGTCGCAAATCACCTCGATCCTCGGGGCTTCGGTGCTGCCGCAGGCGACCCTGGTCGCCCAGGCCGGGAGTCGGGACGGGATCAAGGTCAACATCGCCTCGGGCGAGGGCGTGAAGTCCTTCACCGGCTCGGATGCCGGGACCGTTGTTCAGGAGGTGGCGCAGTTTCTTTCCCAGCACATGGATCTGTCGGGGCTCTCACCGACCCTCGGCAAGATCGTCTCGACGCTTAGCCTCGACCAGCTCCAGAGCGCGGACGCCCTCACCGCAGCGAAGCAGTTCGCCGACGCTTACGACCAGATCAAGACCGCGGCTGATCAGTCCTTTGCCTCGGTCGAGAGCGGCGCCCAGGTCGCCGGGCCGTTCGAGCAGGCGATGACCCAGATCACCACGACGTTCGGGCAATTGACCGATCAGGCGACCCAGTACGGGCTGAGCCTCGACCCGATCAACGCGGCGCTCGCCGAGGCGACCAAGCGGCTCAACGTGGACTTCGCCAAGGCGGTCGACGCCGCCTTCAACACCGCAAGCGGATCGGACTTCCTGAACGGCATCCAGAGCATCGTCGACAACTATCAGTCGATGGCTCGCGAGGCGTCGGCGATCGGCGCAAGCGGCGATGTCTTCAACAAGCTCGGGCAGACCTTCGACGACAGCCTGAAGACGGTCTTCTCGTCGCTCACCAGCACGCAACTCAATCAGGTCATCGCCCAGTTCGGCGATCTGACGAACGACCTTCCGGCGCTGGCGACGACGGCTCGGGATGCCGCAGCCGCGACCGAGGCGCTCAACGCGCAGTTGGCGCAGCAGACCCAGATCTACCAGAACCAGCAGAACGCCTACACCGCCGCCGGCCAAGGCTTCCTGGCGCAGCTCCGCGACCTCGATCAGGCGAGGATCGCGGCGCAGGCGGCGAACGCTTCGGTCGGGCTCGGCGCCGACCAGAACGCCATCGTGCAAGAGACCGAGCACCGGGCGGCGCTGAATATCCTGATGGGCCTGACGACCGACCAGATGGAGCAGGCCCGCGCCGTGCTGGCTGACCTCAACCCGGCGTTTGCGCAGTGGGTCGACGAGGCCGAGGCGGCGACCGCCGCGACCCAGGCGCAGGCCGACGCGCAGGCTCGGGCTAACACGATCTTGAGCGCCCAGGCGAATATCCAGGCGTACCTGAACCAGCTCCAGACGGCGAGCAGCGCGTTCACCGACCCGAAGTCGCGGCTCGATGCCGCGCAGTCGCAATACAACACGATGCTGGCGGCAGCGCAGGGCGGCGACCTCGATGCCTTGCAGGGCATCACCACGGCGGCGCAGACCCTGTTGCAGAACGTGTCGGACTACTACGCCTCCTCGGCACCAGGGCAGGCGATATTCCAGCAAGTGCAGCAACAACTCCAGGGCTTGCTCGGCACGGTCGGGCCGGGCACGACGACCGCGACGACGGCGGATGTCGTGGACGCGATCAACAATTCCGCCGCCGGCACCACGGCAACCCTCAACGATCAGACGGCGCAGATCGTCAACGCCGGCATCGCCTCCTCGAAGGCGATCACCGACAACGCGATCCAGGCGAACGGCACCATCCTCGCCGCCGCCAAGGTGGCGAACGACAACATCATCAGCACCACGATCTCGACCGCGACCGACATCACCAACACGACCCTCCAGGGCGCCGCCTCGATCGTCGGCGGCACGGCGCAGCAGTTCAACGACCAGACCCTGAAGCTGGTGAGCAGCACCGGGACCGTGGTCGACGCCAGCAAGACCACGACAGCGGCGGTCGTCAGCAGCGGGGCGACGGTCTATGAGGGCACGGTCGCGCTGCTGAACAACAACGTCGCCAACTCGGCCAGCCTGATCGCGAACAACACCTCGAACGCGATCAGCACGATGCAGGGGAACGAGCAAAACGCGGCGACGCTCCAGGCGGCGGGCGCGGCGCAGACCGGCGCCATCATCGCCGGCAACACGGCGAACGCCGCCACCATCACCCAGCGCACGACCGACACGACGGCCAGCCTGATCAGCGCCAACGACACCCAGACCGCCGCGCTCGCCAACACCGCACAGGTCACGACCGACCGCGCGATCAGCGCCGCGATGGGCAACAGCACGACCGTAATCGGCGCCATATCGGCGTGGTCGAACGCGCTGCTGCAAAGTCAAGTCGCCTGGGATAACGCGACGATCGGCACACTCAATTACTGGTTCGGCGGGCTCTACAGCGTGACCGCGAACGGCTCGAACGGCGTCGTGCAGGCGACCTTTGCCGCCGCCGACTCGGTCGTCGGCACGGTCGCCGCCTGGTCGAATTACGGCATCGGCATCGCGGCGGCGAACGCCAACTCGATCGTCAGCACCGAGACGACGACCAGCAACAACGAGATCGCCGCCACCTATGGCGCGGCGAATAGCATGGTCTCGGCAATGGCGGCGTTGAGCGGCAGCTCGACGACCAATGCGGTGAACAACCTCACCGCGAACCTCGTCTCGTGGGGGCAGAACCTCTACAACGCGATCGGCGGCGTGAACTCGAACGAGGTGGCCTGGAACCAGAACCTCTACAACAAGCTGCAAGAAATTCTCGACAATATGATCGGCTGGAACCGCAACCTTTGGGATCAACTGAACAACATTCGCGAATACATCACCTTCCTCGCCGAGGTCACGGTCCAGTTCGATGAGTTCATGGCTGGGGCGCAAGGCGCGCAGCTCGACACCATGAACGGCATTCAGACGACCCTGCGGCGCCAAGCCTTCGGCTGATGCGGACCTACCTGATCGAGATCGCCGCCTATGACACCAGCGCCGGCGCGCTGACGACGCTGCGCTATAGCTCGCAGCCATACCTCCACCCGACCGCGCCCGGCCCATACGCCAACCGGGTGACCGAGCTGCCGACCTTCCGCCGCGACATCTTCGGCAAGAACACCACGGGCGGCGCCAGCACGGTCAGCCAGGGCGACCTGATCATCGCCAACCCGGACGGCGAACTCGACAACCTGCGCGACTTCGGGATGGCGGGGCAGACCTGCACGATCCTGCTCGGCGACGACGCGGCGCCCTATTCGAGCTTTGTCACGGTCATTGCGGGCCGGGTCGAGCAGGCGCTGTTCGACCTCGCCGAGGTGCAGATCAAGCTGCGCGACCGCCTGCAAGACCTCCAGCAACCGATCCAGCCGAACAAGTACGCCGGGACCAATGTGCTGCCCAATGGGCTCGAAGGCGTCGCCGACCTCAAGGGCAAGCCGAAGCCGAAGGCGGCAGGGCAAGTGCTCAACGTCACGCTGTCATGCGTTAACACCGCCCGGCTCGAATATCAGGTCAACGATGGTCCGGTGTTCGACGTGCCCGCCGCCTACGATTCCGGTGCGCCGCTGACCAAGGGCGCCGACTACACCAGCCAAGCCGACATGGAGGCGAACGCGCCGGCGCCGGGCGGCAACTACCGGGTCTGGAAAGCCGGCGGCTATATCCGGCTCGGCGCGAGCCCAACCGGCGCGGTGACCGCTGACGTGCTCCAGGGCGCCACTGTCGCGGCCCGCACCGCAGCCCAGGTCTCGAAGGCGCTGGTCACTGGGACGGGCGGCATTCCCGCCGGTGATGTCAGCGCGGCGGATGTCGCGGCGCTCGATGCCGCCAACCCTTCGGTGGTCGGGATCTGGATCGACAGCGAAAGCACCTTCGGCGCGGCGCTCGATCAAGTGCTCGGCAGCGTCGGCGCGTGGTACGGCTTTGACGCGGACGGGCAGTTTCGGATGCAGCGGGTCGAGGCGCCGGGAACGCCGGTCGTCACCTTGCGCCGGTTCGGCCTGGACAGCGACGCCGCGAGCGGCGACCTCGACATCGTCGACTGCCGCTTCCTCGCGACCAACGATCCCGACAAGGGCGTCCCGACGTGGCAGGTCACGCTCGATTACGCCCACAACTGGACGGTGCAGACTGACGGGCTCGCGGGCGTGGTCACCGATGCGGCGCGCGCCTTCCTCGCCGTCGCAACCCGGTCGGCAATCGCCACCGACACCAGCGTCCAGATCCCGAACCCGTCAGCGGTGCAGAAAACGGTGGAGACCCTGCTGGTCAATCAGGCCGACGCCCAGGCGGAAGCAAACCGGGTGCTCGGGCTCTACAAGGTCCGCCGCGACTTCGTCGAGATCGACACGCCGCTGACGCCCGAGGCGATCTCGATCCTCGACCTCGGCAAGACCGTCTCGGTCGTCATCCCGCGCTTCGGCTACGACGCGGGGCGCAGCATGGTGATCACCGGCATGGAGTACAATTCGGCGACGAACATCCTCATCCTGGCCTTGTGGGGCTGACGCTGATGCCGAACACTTCCGCGATCCTCGGCTGGCCGAGCAGCACCGACGAGTTCACGCTCGTGGGCGGCAATTGGCAGGCGAGCTATCCACAGGCGAACCTCCAGGCGATGCCGCTCTCGAAGGTCGCGCGCTCGCTTAGCCTGAGCCCGCTGGACACCGTCATCCTGGCGACCTCGGACATCACGCGCCGGGTCGGCCTGATGGCGCTGGCGCGGCACAACTTCACGCTCGCGGCGACGATCCGCGTCCGCCTCTACCAAGACGCGGCGATGACCGAGCTGCTCTATGACAGCGGCGTCTATGCCGTGTGGCCCGAGGTCTACCCTTACGATACGCTGGAGTGGGAAGACGACAACTACTGGACCGGCAAATATAACGATGCCGAGCTCGTCGGCCTGACGTGGCTCTGGCTCTGGTGGGGCGGGCAAGACTACATGGCGGCGGGCGTCCGCATCGACATCGCCGACCCTGGCAACCCGGTCGGCTATGTGCAGGCCGGTTATCTGGAGATCGCCGGCCAGTATCAGGTCGGCCTGAATTTCCTCTATGGCGCGCAGTACGGGTTCCGCTTCCGCACGATCGCCACCGAGGCGCTGGGCGGCGCCAAGTATTTCGACGACAAGGTCAAGCCCCGCACCTTCAAGGGCAGCTTCCACCTGACGCACAACGAGGCGCTGGCGAAGCAGCTCGAAATGCTGCGGCAGCGCGACATCTGCGACCCGGTGATCTGGCTGCCGAACCCTGACGATCAAGTGAACTGGGTCCGCACCGCAATGCTCGCGCAGTTCACCGATCCCGGCATGTTTTCTTATTTCGGCCTCGACATCGACGAGGTGCCGATTGCTCTCGAGGAGGTCATCGGATGACCCAAGTAACGGTCAACGGCAACACCTACAGCGATGATGGCACTACCAGCCGGGATATGCAGCACGGCGGGCATCGCCAGTGGTTGCTGCCGATGATCTCCGACCTGATGGTCGTCATCAACGGGCTGCTCGGCGGGTCGTTCACCGTCTCGTTCTCGTTTCAGCGCCCGCTGACCGGGGCGACCCTGACGGCGACGACCGGGCTCGGGGCTTTCGTCATCCAGCCCGCCGGGCCGATCGCGGCGCTAAATGTCGTGCTGCCGCCTGGGCCGACCGATGGGCAGATCTTCGAGCTCTCGACCAACCAGACGATCACGGCAATGGCAGTCACCGCGCCGGCTGGCGCGACGGTCCAGCAGGGCACCGGGATGCTGACCGCCGGCGGCGGTATGTCCTGGCGATACCATCCCGCCGATACGACTTGGTATCGCCGGTTCTAAGCAGGGAGAGACCACATGCTCAAACAGCTCGACGCCCAGAACATCCTGGCGTTCCTCGAACGGGTGACCGTCACCGGGCCGCGCGAGGCGGGCGAGTATATGCGCTGCTGCCAGCTTCTCGCCGAGATTGCCCAGACGCCGCAAGAAGAGCCCGCCGCCGTGACCAAGCCGACGCTGGTGCAACCCGTACCGGCGGCTGAGTAGAGGAGCTTCACCGATGCCGACGCTCTCCGGTCCCGAGTATCTCAACGGTCAATTCAGCGTAGCGGCTGACGGCACCGTCTCGCTGACGACGCCGCCGCTATCGACGGCGGGCGGCACGATCTCGCCGGGTCCGGTCATCATCACGAATTCGGGCGCGGCGCCGCAAGCGACAACGTCATCGCCACAGGCGTGGCTGGTAAGCGAAAGCACGTCGCCGTTACTGTTTGTGGATGGCTATTCGGCCAGTGTCGCACCTCAAGTGGTAGGACGACGGTCGCGCGGCACCGCAGCGGCGCCGACAGCGGTGCAAAGCGGCGACTTCTTGCTGAATCTCATCGGGCATGGCCGCGCCACGACTATCTACAACGTCAATGCGGTGCGGATTGAGATGCAGGCCAGCGAAAACTGGACAGCTACCGCGAACGGAACACGGATCAATTTTGCCACAACGGCGCCGGGAACCCTTGGATCGCCAATCGGACGAATGACGATCAACCAAGGCGTCGTCATCGGCAACCCGGCGCCCGACCCCGGCCAGGGCGGCTTGGTCCTCAACGCCAACGCGGCGGTGCTACCGGCGCCGCCCGCCGGGACGCTGCTGCAAATCGGCGCCGCAGACGGCAGTGCCAGCGCCCTCGCGCTTGATGCTTTTGGCAGCACGCCGACGCTCTCCATGCGGGCGGCGATCAATACAGCGGCATCGCCGCAACCGTTGAACAGCGGGGCGTTTCTGTTCTCGATTTTTGGTAGCGGCTATGGGGCTACAGCCTATGCCAATAACAAGGTCGGGATCACGGCAGCGACGACGGAAGCCTGGAGCGATACGGCAAACGGAACCTGTCTGCGTTTTCGCACGACGCTCAATGGCACGACGACGCTCGCCGAGGCGATGCGGATCGACCACAGCGGCAGGGTCGGCATCGGCATCACGGTGCCGACAGCACAGATCCACACGGTCAGCCCGGCTGGTATTTGGGCGGCTACCTTCACAGGAAGCACAACATCGGGCCAGAGCTACGGGCTATCGATGCAAGCCGGATCGACGGCAGCAGATTACGCTGTACTGGTCCGTAGCTCGTCGGGCGCTGATTACTTTAATGTTCTAGGCAATGGCAACGTCGGCATCGGCACGGCGGGGCCGACTGAAAAGCTGAGTGTGAGCGGTCAGGCGGCGGCGGGCCTTAACGCCAGTGCGGTGCGTAGCGGCCCGAACGGCGCCGACGCAACGACATCGTTGATAAACTTTCAGTCTTTCGACAAGTCGGTGACGATTGGTGGGATCGTTCGAAGCGCTACCAATCAGGTAACCTATGTCACGTCTTCCGATGAGCGGCTGAAGGATGCTATCACCGAGAGCAAGCGCGGCCTCGACGCCCTGATGGCGATCAAGGTCAGCGACTACAAGATGGGCAAGACCGCGAGCCAGGGTCTGCTGGCGCAGGATGTCGCCACGGTTTACCCGGAGGCGGTCCACGAAGGCGGAAAAGACCCTAATCTCCAGCCGTGGATGCTCGACTACGGGCGCCTGACGCCGCTGCTCATCAAAGGTATGCAGCAGCAACAAGAGATGATCGCCGCGCTCCAGGCCAAGGTCGCCGCGCTCGAAAGCGCGACGGTTCACTGAACCGCGCCGACAATGCCATGTCCGATCCGAAGGCGCCTGCGGGGCTTCTGGGGCAGATCCTGGCCTATGTCGATCGCCCGTGGAAGGTCGCCGCGCTGGTCGTGCTGTTCGTCGTCGGCGGCGCCGGGTGGATCGTCTACGAGCAGCGCGACGAGCTGTTCGAGGCGTGGCTGACGCCGGAAGCGGCTTCGCTCGACACAGGCGGCGTCCCGGCGGCGCTCGACAAGCTGGTCGAGGATAGCGGCGCCGACCTAGTCCAGATCTGGGCGGTCGACCTCGGCGCCAACAGCCAGCGCTTCCTCGCCGCCCGCCGCTCCGATGGCGAGCGTCCGATCATCCCGAGCCCGAGGCGACTGCCGGTCATCGTATCGACCTCCGACATCCAGGCGGTCGTGAACGTCCTCGCCGGTCACCCAGCCTGCGGCGATACCGGACCCCGAGAGTCACCGCTGATGCGACGCCTCGCCGACCGAGGCATGAAGCGCGCTTGCGCGATGCCGATCCCGCCCTCGCCCGAGGCGTTCGTGGGCGTCATCTATCTTGCGTGGCGGGAACCGCCGGGAGCGACGGCGGAAGACGTGGCGGTCGGCGCCGCGCGCGAGGTCGCCCGAACGCTGGTCAGCAAATAGGAAGGATCACGAACATGGCGAGCATCCCGGCGAAATATGCGTTTCTCAGTACCGTGGGCGCGCACCCGCCGACGATCCTGCACGCGCTCGATCTCTTAGGCACCGACGAAGAGCCGGGGCGTGCATCGAACGAGGTGATCGACGGTTGGCGCGACGAGATCAATGCGGTGCATTCCAAAGCGATCCAAGGGTTCTCGGATGACAGCGTGCCGTGGTGCGGGCTGTTCGCGGCGATCGTCACCCATCGAGCCGGTCACGGCCCGATCCTCAATCCCTTGTGGGCGCGCAACTGGGCGACGTTCGGCGAGCCCGTCGCGGTCAACGAAGGCACCGACCGCAATCCGCGATTGAGCTTTGTCGACGATCGCGAGGCGAGCCTCGGCGACATCCTCGTCTACGTCCGCGACGGCGGCGGGCATGTCGGCTTCTACGTCGCCGAGGACGGCGCCCACTATCACACGCTCGGCGGCAATCAGTCCGATTCCGTGACGATCACGCGGGTCACCAAAGCGCGTTGTATTGCCATTCGTCGGGCGCCGATGACCGAGCCGCCGGAAAGCGTGCGACCTTTCTACGTCACGGCATCCGGCGCGATCTCGACGAACGAAGCGTAGGGCCATGCTGACGCCGGTCCTCATCGTCTTGCTGGTCGTGCTGCTGGTCGGCGCCTTCCCGGCGTACCCGTATAGCCGGGGCTGGGGCTATTACCCGAGCAGCGCGCTCGGCGTCCTGCTCGTGATTGTGCTGGTGCTGCTGCTGCTCGGATTCGTCTAGCCTGACAACCGCTCGGGCTTTACAGTGGCGGCGGTTGATGAATCGTACCTCCCTACGTTCTTTCGCCCTCGGCGTTTCCAAATCGGCGCCGAGGGCTTTTTTATGCTCGCTCACGGACAACATGGCTCGCCGACCAAGCGAGCGCCACGACCCAACCGATGAAGGTCCAGCCGAAAAAAAAGTTGACGATCGCGATGGCGCCGCACTGATGGTGATCGCGGCAAATGGCGATAATCGTCGGGATCATGTAGAGCGCGAGGCCCAAAATTGAAACCAAGACTATTACAACGCCCAAAGGTCCGCCGGCGCTGAGCGAGCAGAAATATACCGCCAGCACGATTATGGCGGTCGCGACGAGGACAAACCAGACGGGTGACTTTGGTTCGGTGCGTGTCATGAGTTCTTCCTTGCAGAAAACGCCTTGCGGGATAAGCGCGCGGCAACCCGTGCAAGGAGACCGGGGGTTCGGGAGCTACCCTAGCCGCGCTCGTCACGCTTAGCGGCTGGCGACGGCGCCCGCTTGATAGACCCGGCCAAAAACTTGATAGCTACCGCGCGGTATCGGCGCGTGCCGCAGCGACGCCAACGGCTAAATTGGAATCGCAGATAATCGGATTGCAGTTGATCGAAAGCACCGCCGCCGCGCAGAACGCGGCGAGCATAAAAAACCGCGCCCAACTCTGCCGGGTGCGTCTTTCGCCCTTTGGCGTGCGTTTAGTCGTATTATTGATGCTGTTCATCTCGGTCGCCTCCAACGCGATCGGGGTGGAAAGTGGCGCCGCCCTGTTTCCAGCAAGGCGGCGTCGCGCTTTTATATAATCGATAAATTATTAAAGGTCGTTAAGCGCGATGACCCAATTTGTCGCAGGAACCCCTGTCGAACGCTTCCCCACGGGCTCCCCACGGTTGTGGGGAATGTTCCGCGCACGTTCGCGGTTTTCGGTATCGATTTGTTCTGTTCTGAGCGATGCGGGGGATGCCATTAAGTGATTGATCATTCTAATAGTTTCTGCCGTTTCCGAGGGTTGCCGACAGTGTCCCGCGCGGGTATCGACAATTTCAACAAATAAGTTCTGCCGGGTGTTAAGCATTTGATTTTCCCGACTTTCGCCGAAGTCTCCCCACAGCTTCCCCACGTTACGCAGGCCACACGGGATTAATGCGGGGCCGTTCGGGCGGCAACGGCCACACAGGGTTATAGGGCTCTCGAAGGACAAATTTTTTGAGGTCGACTTCGTTACTGAAAACATCGCGCAATCCGGCGAGGCGGCAATCGTGCCGCATATAGTCCCGAGCATCTTCTAAGTTTTTTGCGGGGCAATGATATTTAAGGACGGGTTTGTCATACGAACGGCAGTAAAACGGAACGGGATACTCGAATACGTATTTGTACCACGGACCGTTAAAGAGGGATTTTATCATCGTCTCTTGCCCAGCCCGGCGAGCGCGTGGCGCACGGTGGCTTCGTCGACGCTCTGGTAGCGGACGCTCGATCTCGGGTCGAGGTGATCGAGTACGTCCATGATCGTGGCAAGCCCGTTGCCATTCGCGTTGAGCTTTCGGCCGACCGTGTGCCGCGCCTGATGCGGGGTGAAGGAGGCGATGCCGAGCCGCTTCGCGTAGGGCTTAAGCCACTTGTAAATTCCATTCCGCTCACGCCACGGAAAGAGATAACCGTCGTAATCGGCGCGCGCGTCCTGCGGGATCGCGGCCAACGCCTCGAACACTTCGTCGTGCAAAGGCTTCGTGCGCCATTCCCGGCGCTTCTCAACCCAGATATCGACCGTGCGCCGCGTTAGGTCGATTTTGGGCCAGCGCACATTGAGCGGCTCGGTGACGCGGTTTCCTTGACGGAAAATCCACAGCATGAACAGCCGCTCGTAGCTGCCCATCGGCAACGAATTAATCAGCGTTTCCTCAACCTCATCTGTCACCGATCGCGTTTCTGGTCGCTTCCGCGCGAACTGCGAAATCTTCAGCCACTGACACCAGCCGTTGCGCGCGGCGTAGTGCAGCACCGCCGCCGCCGGGATGATCACGGCGTCATTGCGGCTGCTCAGCGTCGTGTGCGAATACAGCTCGTTCGCGAGGTTGATCACGTCCTGCGCGCTGATGCTGGCGAGCGTCCTGTCGCCGAGCTGCGCCACCAGCTTCTCGATCTTGCGCTGAAGCGGCAGGTTCTGCGCCTGCGGGTCTTTCAGGTTCAGGTATTGCACAGCCGCTTGGCGGAACGTCGTGTTTTCTCCAGATCGAGGGATACGACCGGCCTCGTGCTCGGCCCAAAGCTCTCGTTCAGCTTGCTCCGCAGCTTGGCGTAAGACCCGCGCCGGCGTACCGGGGCCGAACTCGGTTGTAATCTCGCGGAGCCTTCCGGCGACTCGCCCTCGGAATATCCAGACGCGGTTCCCCTTTCGCTTGCCGGGAGCGATAGCATTGAGCGACATCGGGTAAACTCCATGACTTGCGAAAATTCTTGTTCGGTCAGCACATAGGCGCGGCCCGGTCGCATCGGCGCGGAGCCGGTTCCGAGCATCCATTCAGCAATGCGTCGTTTGGCGGTGGCGGCAGAGACGCCCATGCGGGCCGCGATTTCCGGGACGGTAATGTGTGCCATTGGACGTTCCATAAAATTAAACCTAAGTCAACACGATCACCCAGCGGTTATGCCGCGACCCTTTCGCCGAGCGGTTCGAGCACGCCGCCGGCCAGCCAGAAGGAATAGCCGAGCTCCGAGGCGGCGAGGTCCGGGAGCTGCTCGCGGCGCGCGACGGTCATCGTCACCAGCGCCGGGATCTCGACCTCGGCGAGCAGCGCGAACAACTGGCCTCGGCTGGGCGCGTCGAGGATGTCGGCGCCGTCGAGAATGATGAGGTCCGAGCCGTCGATCTGCGCCATCGCGACCGCCAGAACGGCGCGCACGCGGTATTGCTCGGAGGTCGACAGCAGGTTGTAGGGGCGATCCCCGTAGCCGATGTTGCCGGCGTCATCGATCCGCACGCCCTGCCATTTCGCCGCGTGGCAGAGATTGCCGAGCTGGGCGTTGAAAACGTCGATCACCCGCGCGAGTTTCTTCGCCCGCAGCCCATCGGCGGCGAGCATGGAGATCACGATCTCGTTGCCCTCGACCAGCCGATGCAGCCGGTCGGCCTCGACCTTGCTGCGATACTCGGCGAGGCGCTTCTCGGCCCGCTGGAGCTGCGCCTCGGCGGTCGCGATGTCGGTGCCGGTCTCGACCGCGCGCGGCCAGTTAGCGATTCGTTCGCGCGCGTTTTCCGAGTCGCGCACGGCTTGCTCTGCGAGGGTCGCCTGCCGCCGGGCTTCCTGTAGATCGGCGTTCGCGTGGCTCAGCTTGCCGTCTGCCTCGGCGATCGCCGTGCGGCGCTTCCCCAGCTCGGCGCTGTCGAGCGCCGCCGCCTCGGGCTTCTCGTATCGCGTCTCTACCAGCGACACCTTGTTGATGACGATCGGCTTGCCGCAGTGCGGGCAGGGGATCATGTCCTGCTTGTCCGCTGGCGGCAGCGCGGCGCGCGCCTGCTGCGCCTTCTGATAGGCGGCGGTGTAATCGTCGATCCTCGACAAAGCGCGCCCCAGCGCATCCTGGCGGGCCTGATAGAGCTCGGCCTCGTCTTCGAGCCGCCGGTGCTCGTCGGCGGATACCGCCTGCGCGCTCATCGCCCGATCGCGTTCGCGCTGCGCATTGTGGAGGTCGGTCACCAGCTCCGACTCGTCGAGCTCGCCGAGGTCGGGTCGCCACGACGCCGCGACGCGGCTGCCATAGTTGGCGCCGGTGCATTGCCGCCACTGCCCCTTGAGCTCGGCGCCTCGATCGCGCCGGGCGGTGACCGCGCCATCCCAGCCCGATTGCTCGATGAGCGGCCAGATCGACGTGAGCACCCGTTCGGGATCGAGCCCGGCCTCGTCGAGCGCGGCGGACAGATCCTCGCGCATCGGGTCGGCGTGCAGGTATTCGGCGAGGATGCGCAGCCGGTCCTTCGGAGTGCCGACCGCGATCGTTTCCAGCCCGACCGCGTAGGCGCTCGCCTGCGGCGGGTGCCCGTGCGTGGTAACGCGCGCCGCCGGCCATTCCACCGTGCAGCTCCCCTCGGCGTTGCCGACCTCGACGGTGCCCGTGGTGGCGCCGACGCGGACGAGCACACCGGCGGCGTTGGCGCGCAGGCCGGCGACCGGGAGCGCATTGCCACTCAGGGCGGCGCCGACCGCCTGGGCGATCGAGGTCTTGCCGACCGCGTTCAAACCTCCAACCAGGGCAATAGGCGCGCACGTCAACCGCGCGTCGGCGCAGCCTCGGAAATTGCGAACGCTGATGTCGATGGTCATTAGACGGCCTTGTTCCTGCTGACGAAGAGAAGCGTGTCGAGCACGGCGGACATCGCAGCGATCTCGCTGTCCGCCTTTTTCTGGGTCATCTGCTTTGCGGCAACGCGTCGCGGATAGACCCGCTGACGCATGACGATCTCGCGCTTCACCGCCGCGATCTGCTCGTCGATGCCGATGGGGAATAGCTCGGCCATCTACACCTCGAACTGAACCTGACGGCGACCAGATGGCGGCGCCGGCTTGTCCTCGGGCGGCGCCGGGCTGTCCTCGGTCATCGCGTCCATATGCGCCGGCGTGCGCGGCGGCGGATCGGGTTCGCGGGTGCGGCGCTGGCGGCGCTGGCGGCGCTGGGGCTGCGCCTGAGCCTCGGCCTCGGGCTGCGCGAGCGGGACCGTCTCGACCCAACCCCCACCCGGCTCTCTTTCCTCAGTAAGGTCGTCGTGATCTATGATCAGCGCAGCTCCATCCTCGCGCGCGAGAACTTGCGCGATCTCAGGAGAGAACGCGACCTGTTTGGCGGCGCGCTTTAGCACCGTCTTGCGCGCCATCTCGCCCCAATGCTGATTCCACGGCGCGTCATCGCGTGTGGCCTTGCTGTAGGTTGTGCGTATCCGCTCGATCTCTGCTTTCGACATGACCTCGCGGATATGACCGCCGGTCTTCAGCTTGATGGAGCAGTAGGCACCGATCGGCGGACCGCGATCTTGGTCGAGCGTCGGCGGCTCGTGTTCAATGCGGGCGTCATCGCCCAGCACATACCGGAACTTGTCATTTGCGTAGACGACCTCTGTCGTCGCTACGATCACCTCGCTCGCCATCAGCCGGCGCAATCCGGTGACCATCGGCATGTACTGCACCGTGCCCTTGAACGGCACGAGCGCGGCCTCGCGCCCGTCAGGATAAAGACCATCCTGGGCGCACTTCACGGCGGCGAGGAACAGCGAATGCCGGTCGCACCGTGAGAGGTCTTTGTTCTGGTTGAGCGCGGTCACCAGCACGCGCTTGAATTTCGCGACCGGAATGTTGTCAGGCAGCGCAGCGGAAAACTGCGGCGTGAACGCTTCGATTGCGTCCGCGATCGGCAGCGTCGTCAAATCTTTGTTGCCGCGCGGCGGCACCAGCGCAGGCCGGGCGATCTCGGTCGTGTTGTCGTCAGCCATATCTTTTGCGTCCTTCTACGGTGTCGCCATGCGCAGCCTGGGCCTCGTCAATCGACGCATAGGCTTCGCCGTCAGGATCAAGCGTTTTCGGGTCGAGGTATCCGAGACGCTCCGCAACTTGCATGATCGTGTTGGCCTGACCTTCCCGGTGAAGA